GGTCTGCAATGTGAGATTGCAATGCCGCCATGATCATATTGGCTTGAGGATTCTGGCCGATGGTCTTCATCACAAGAGGATCTTGCATGAACATTTGGTGCGCTGCAATATGAGCCTGTTGGTCTTGAGTGATAAACGCCTTGAGCGGCTTACCATTCAAAGCATTCATGTTCTCACTAATAGGATCAATGGGCATCTCATCATCAGGAAGAGGAACTAATTTCTCTGCGTTCTTAATTCCCAGTACATCTAGCATCTGTCGATGAAGCTGCGGTAGGTCATATATCTGCGGAGCTTGCTGAGCCAGTTGAATGACCGCCTGATACTGCACAATCTTTTGCGCCATCGTTGCAGCGTTGGGATCGGAGACAGGTATAACTGTAACTAAGTCATAGTCAGATTTCTTGGCTTTGGGTGAGCCTTCTTCCGGCTCATAGTTGTATTCATCAGGGGTGTAGTCCCTAATAATGTCGCGCAACAATATTAGCTCTTGCTTGAACGAGTAATGAATACGCGCCTGGACAGCAGTCATCACTTTTAACTGGCGCTCAAGGATAGCCAGAGTAGTACCGACGGGAGAGTTGGCCGACATGTCTGCAACTTGTATGTCAGCAGCGGACGCAAACTTACGACCCTCCTCAACGATCTTGTCAAGGAGCATTGCCAGCACTTGGCTTGGTTCCTTGTAAGGAAGAGCCATGATGTTCTCGGCAATAGTCCCGCTGGGTACGTCAACATCCCTCCACTCGGCTGGTCCGATAGGTGTATCGTCGCCCTTTACACGAAGACCGCGTGTCTTAAAGCCTCCTGGCAGGTTTGCAAGCGTGCCGGCGTCTACTAATTGACGAAGAATGGATGTCCCAGACTTGGCAAATGCTCCAATAAGGTGGATAAGGCCAAAACAATAGAAACCAAAGCCAGGAATATAGCCGTAATGGACGAAATGCTGGCGTTTTGCCTTTAACTTATCGTCTTGGTTCCAGTTGCGGCGGATAGCCAGACACTTATTGCTGCCTTTTTCAATCGTAACGATATAAGGCAGGGCAATTCCAGTCTCTTCCCCTTGTTTGTCGGTATCTTCAAACCCTTCAAGGTCCAAATTTACATTCATCTCAAGGATTTTGTAGCGATCATCCGTCTGGGCGCGGAATCCCATCTTCTCGGCTATCTTTTTCTCTACTTCATCAATGGTATTGTCGGGTTCACCCAAGTCAATGTCAGCATAAAAGCCGGCAACTTGTAGTTTGCGCAGTTCATTTTCTGTTTTGCGCATGATGTGCGTAACGCGAGGGGACGTTTGCAGGTCCGACGCGCCGTATGGGACCACAAGGTCTTCAGCCGTAACAAAAATAGATGTCTGGCGGTCTAAACTTGGGTCAAAGTACACTTTCTTAAAGGCATTACCAGCCAGACCCAAGCCCCACAACATGCGCTCATGCTCAGGGCGGAACTCGGTCATTACATCCGTCAGTTCATAGTTCATGTCAGCAGCCACACGGGTCGCGGCTTGCTTCTTTTGAGGAGTTTCTTTGCCGATAATCTGAGTCTTCACCGGGCCTGCAGCCGGGAAAGTACTCATCATTACTTCGGCCTGGAATTTAACTACCGCCTCTGACAATAAAGGGTGGTAAACCCCGCAGGCTCCAATCCAAGGATCAGCCCGCTCCTCAATCTTCATTCCCAAAAGCTCAAGCCCGTCAACGTAAGTCTGCATCCAGTCTTTACGAGAGTTAATGTCTTCGTCAAAATCACTTAGTAGGTCAGAGACTAAGCCAGAAACAACATCATCAGGTAAATGCTCAACAAGGTTGGCATCAAAGTCATCTTCAACGCTGCCTATCTGTATTTCAGTATCGCCAGTCTTGATAGTTACTGACTCTGGATCTTCAATCTCAATCTCAATGTCGGGCTCAGCCAGTGACTCAATACCCATAGGGGCGGCGTAAAGTGATTTTTCAATGGACATATCAATCCTTAGTAATAAGATGTCTTGCGCCTGAAAGCGCGGATCTCGTCTTGCTCATCTGTCTGCAAACGAATAAAGCCGCCTTTTCTGAACCTGATTAATGCTTGGGTAGCGGAGTCAACCAAGTCATCATTATCTGCGTATGGGAAAGATGCCATCTCTTCTATTAGCTCGTCAGCCCACCTTGTGGCTGGAGCCCAGACCTTTCCACTAGCAAACAGATCAGCTACAGAGTTAATCCTCACCATCTTATCATTACCCCTGCTGGGCGTAAACTCTTGGACAGGGATCCCCATCGCTCTTAACTCAAAGATTAACGGCGCACCAGAAGCCTTGGCCTCGACAACAAACGCATCCGGCTCCCACTGTTTATAGTGGTTAAAGGCTTTTTCCTTTAGCTCGGGAAACTCCATCCGGCGCTTAAAAGAATCCAGCAAAATGATATTGGCGTCATTGGGGTTCTCGTTAATATAGAAAACACCCCAAGTAGTACAAGCAGAGTAATCTGCCCGCTCAGTCTTTAAGAACGCGGTATCCCAACTTTGGATAATGAACTCACACCTAGGTGGATCTTCTTCTTTCCATTCCTTCCACCACTCTCTTTTAACAATTGCCCCTTGCTCTGAGGTTGGGCTTTGTTGATACTGAGCGTTCCATTTTGCGACTGGCAGTTCAGAACGTAGAGCCTCCAGTTCTTCAAGGCTCCAAAATTCAGGCCATAAGGGTTTGTCGCTGGGCAGTATCGCGGGGAAGTCGATTACCTCCCACTCGTCGTTTCCGTCCTTCTCTATAGAAGACTGGAGGATTCTTCCCGTCAGGTCCCTCTTGGCCCAGCGGGTCATAACTACGACTATGGACCCTCCTGGCTGAAGACGCTGCCTAGGTCCAGATGTGTACCACTCGTAGACTTTATCAAAGACAGAAGGATCTCCGGCGGCTATAGCAGCCTCTTGCTCAGAGTGAGGGTCCGCGCCCTTACCCGTCACCGTTCCCCCTACGCCGATAGCAAAATACTCCCCATCCTTATTAGTAGACCACCTTCCAGCCGCCTTACTGTCCTGCCTAAGATTAACATTGGGAAAGATCTTTCCGTACTGTTCGCTCCCAACAAGGTTCCTTACCTTACGCCCAAACCCCACCGCAAGCTCAGACGTATTAGAAGTCTGAATTACCTTCTTGTCAGGGTATTTACCTAGGAACCAAGCCGGTAGCATGTAGCTGGCAAACTCTGACTTCGTGTGCCTAGGTGGCATGTTGATGATCAGGCGTTTAATCTTTCCCGACGCAATCTCCTCAAACTTCCTAGCCATCACCTTATGGTGCCTGCCATTTATAAACCCCGGCCACATTGAGTGGACAAACTTTAAGAAATCAATCTGCGCCTCTTCCCTGGTAAGAGAAGCCCGGTACTCATCCAGTTCGTCAAAGAAAGCCTCCTGCTCATTAACAGGCAAAAGCTCTATCGCCCGACTAATGGCGTCAATGTTCATTTACCACAAGGCCCAAGAGCCGCAAGGTAGTCTTCATCCGTAGGCATGTCCACAGGTTCTTCATCAGTCTTTTTAGGATCGCTCATATATTCCTCATTGATAAATAACTAGGCCGAACACTGCGGGCGCTCTTACTCACCCGCTTACATATCCCAAGATCACAAAGCTTCTTAACCACCCTATGAACATTACCACGCCCCTTATCCCCAGTCTGGTACATGATGTCATCTATAGACGGCCCGTAACCAAAGTTCTTCCAGTACTCATCTATCACCAAAAAAACCGTCCTCTGCTTCTCCGTCATAAGGTACTCCTTCTTCTTTACCACATAAGGCTCTTTAGGATATAACAACTCTAACTCCTGTTAATGTTCTTTTCTGTTAATTAACTGATGTTAATGTTCTTTTAACATTACCAGATGTTAATGTTCAGGAACGTATGTCCAGTAGATGATAGGAGTCTCCGGCCCAAGGTAAGCCCCCTCTACATTAAAAGAAATGTACTCGCGCGCCTCCTCCTCAGTCATTCCCTTACGCATAAGTACCCTAACCATTCTCTCTCCATCATATACAGCCTTCTCAACCAAAGACATCCCCACCCCAGTAGGTACCCATACCTCAGCTACACCCATCAACGCTTTGTGAAATCCATCAAACTTTAACATCTGTTAATGTTCCTTTAATTTTGGCTCTGCGGATTAACATGTGGAAACTTGCTCACGGCTTGTATTTCCCTTCGTGTGGAAAATCATCTGATTGGACGTACCCAGTTCAGCTAGGCGATGGCAGGCAATATCGAAGTAAAGCGGGTCTTTCTCGATGCCAATGAAGCCACGGCCAAGCTCGTAGCACGCCACCCCAGTAGTTCCACTTCCCATGCAGTTATCGAGAACAACGTCTCCGGGGTTCGTATAGGTTTCAATTAGGTATCGCATCAGGGCTACTGGCTTTTGCGTCGGATGCAGTTTGCTTCGCTGCTTGTCGCTAGATATAGTCAAGACGCTGCGCGGATAGCGCTCTGTCGAGTCATAGCCGATTTGTGAGAAATTCTGCACCCCATAATTCGTAGTTCGGTCCATGCGCTTTGTAGCGGTTTTCCTTGTGTGGCCGGTTGTCTTCTGAGGGTTGTAGGTCGGCATATGGTCATAGAAGACCAATACATTCTCGTGCGCCTTCATAGGTGCCTTATTGGCATTCAAATGGCCGGTAGGGTTCGTCTTCTCCCAAATCCACTCGTACTTGAGTATGCGTAAATTGGAGGCTCCAAGAACTTTGTCGAATGGGGTTTGAGCCGTCAGAACTATCGCGCCACGACACAATCGTTCGTACTCCAGCCATAGGTGGGACAAAGGGACTATGCTGTCCCACTTGTTTTGCGTGGTTCCATACGGAAGGTCACATAGCACCATATCCACCTGCTGCAAATTCGGCATTACGTCGATACAGTCCCCTAGATACAGCGTTGCATTGCCAATCACTTCCACACGTTTTTCCGTTTTTTGAATGTTCATATTTAGTTCGTTTTTAACACCTTAATCCGCAGAGCCTTAATTTTTCCAAACTTTAACAAAAATATATACCCCCCAACTTTCCTTACATAAACACAAGGGGGGGGCTATTCGTCAAAATCATCCACTATCTCTGGTTCTGTTAATGTTGACCCCTCCCCCCATTTTTGTTCTGATCGTTTGAGTGGAATAGTATGTATAGGCTCTCCTGTGCGCGGCGGGCCTGCTAGCGGGGGTACCCCTGCGGTGGGGTCGGCTGGGTGGCCGTCGGTTGCCGGTGGCTGGGTGTCCCCTTCGCTGGCCGGCAGCTGCTCAGCGCTGGGAGCCTGGGCGCCTCTGATCTCAGCCAATAGATCTAGTGCGTCATCTGCCACGATATCGGCGTCGATGGTGATGGTCTGCAGCCTGGACAGTAGGCGCGTGCGGATATCTTCGGACCGGCTGACTGTGGTTATCTGTTTATGTTCCACCCAGGCTCCAACCTCGTATAGCTGGCCTAAGAGCTTAAGACAAGCCACCCTGGACGCCGGGGGAAAGTCATCATCTAGCGAGTGTTGGACTAGTTGCTGCACTAGTAGTGCCTTCAATTGAGCCGGGGTTCGGTATTTCTCCGCCTCTAATGCAGCCTGGACGGCTAGGATCTCCCGCTGAATTCTCCCGTCCTTTGCTAGCTCATACGGTTTACTAGCCATTGTGCGCTTGGTGGCCGTTGCCTTGTAGCTCCCTCTATATGCTGATGCCTTAGTCTGGCCTAGTGCGACAGCGTGCGCGAAGTTTTTCATTTTGGCGGTGAGTTTGGGTGTCTTACCCTGGCCGGCACCTAGTAGCGACTCTATCGGTATCGTATCTAACCCTGCGCGTATTTGAGCCCGCGTGAGCTTTTGCGTAGACTGTTTGGCCATATTGTGACTGGTCAATATTTATTTAAAACATAAGGTACAAAGTAAGAACGGGCAGACTGTATCACAACCTATGCGCCTATGCAATAAACCGCGCGGCAATGCTTTGTACTGGCTTGCCTACGCTTTGGACCGTCCAGGCTATTTTGTAACCGGCAGACACACTCAATTTTCTCGATTGATCCCGTATAAAAACCCCTTGACAACGTATATAGCACATGAGAGCATAGCGACTCGACTGTTTTATTAACCCGCTTACTTAGGAGCTCTCCCAATGAAATTCGCCCACTACTACTGTCTCAAGGCGCCGCTAATGCTAGTGGCCTATATATGGGGCAATCAGGATCCAGCCTTTCTAATCGTTGCCGTTCTGTCTGCCCTGGCTATCCCCTTGTTCTTTTATCTGGAGGAATAATGCAACCACTCTATCTAATCGCCTGTAGCGCTGCAAAGCTGGACCATGCAGCCCCAGCATCCCAGTTATACACCGGCCAAGCTTTCCGCTTAGCGATGGCAGCCGCCGCGCGCGTCAATGCCGACGTTCTAATACTTAGCGGGCTATATGGCCCCATATCCCCCGACGCCATCATTGAGCCCTATAACTGCGCCCTTTCCAGGCTCAACAAACGCGGACGCCTTACATGGGAAATTGCAACCGCTGGAGAGCTAATGCAGCACCACGGCCGCACCATTGTCGTTCTAGCCGGTAAACACTACGCCCAAGCTCTAGCGGGCTTCCCTAATGTTTCCTATCCCCTACGCGGCCAGGGTATCGGCCAGCAACTTCAAACCCTGAAAGGACTCAACCATGCTTAAAACCATGCAAGCAAAATTCTCCAGCACTTGCAGCCGCACCGGCCAGCGTATCGCCCGGGGGCAGATGATTGTCTATAACACCGCCACGCGGACCGCCAGCCTTTTGAGCTTCGAGGGCTTCGAGGGACGCCACAACTCTACCGGCGATTACATCAGGCCGGACTATGTAAGCCATGTTATTGATTTCGGTAGCGGCCGACAGTACTACCGAAACAAGGCCGGCCGGTGCGAGGACGCGCCTTGTTGTGGATGCTGCACGATATGAGACAGCATTACAAACCCCGAAGCCGCACGCCGGACATTATCGG